TGGGGATTACTGGGCTTCGGGATGGTGGTGAACTCACTCCGCCGCCAGCATCTTTGACACCATCGGATGCTCTTCCTGCATTGACCTTATCAATGTTTGCATTTGTCGCTGCAATCATCCTTGAAGTTTCTCCGATTAGTTGCAGGACTTCTCGATTGCCTCGATTCAATGCGGCAGCCTCTCTTCGTCTTTCACGAAGATCATCAAGTTCGTCTTGTATTCCAGACTCAACGAGTTTGTCCCTGATTGCACCGGCAGGTAAATCTGAAACATTAACTGTATCAGCAGATTCAAGAACCCTGTTCGCTGCGTCCCTACCCAAGCCCAATGCCGTAAGTTCGTTAAAAACTCGGTCACGTTGATTCTCGAATGCTCTTACGCTCCTACCTGCTCGTATTTCATCTCGGTCGCCCAAAAGACCAAAACTAAGATAGGATGCGAGAATCCTCACTTGCGTGAAGATTGCGTCCAGAACGTCAATGATTCCACGAAGTGATACAAACCCAAAGGTCAAATTTTTCACAAGGCGGTCGCCGATGTCCAAAAATAGTTTACCAATGCCACCTTGTCCACCTCCTCTAAGGAAGTCTGCGACACCCTGAATCAAACTAACTGCAACTGTGAGTGGGAAGAAGAACTTACCGACAATACTGGCAAGGCGACCAACAACGCTGAATACCGCACCGGCAACTTTTCCTATTCCAGAAATGACAGGGAAAACACCTTTAATAAAACGTCCGAATTGTGTAAGTCGAAGAAGCACTTTGTCAAAGGCTGAAACTTTAATTAAAGGGTTTTTCAAAAACTGCCCGATGGTTTGTCCAGCACCATCAATATTTGCTAATGTCACTGCAAATCTCTGAAAGAAGGGTAAGGATCTACCAACTGATACACCAAGACTACCAACTATACCGAGTAAAGCACCTATCGGGGCTAGTAGTCTTGGAATGGCAATAAGGGACGCAAGCCCAGAACTAGTTTGTTGCACAAGTTTTTCAAGACCAAATTTGATTGCAAGATAAGCCAAACCAAGAGTCACTCCAATGGTAAGGATTGACTTGAATACAACATCAAAAAACTTTGATGTCGCACTGTTAATGCCTTTCAAAACTTTATCAACAGATGTAATCGTTGACACAATATTTCCAAAGACTTTTGCGGTTCTGTTTTCTTTGATGACCAAATCTTCTCGGCTGACCTTAGCACCGGAAGATATCTTTTCAATTGACTTAGAGATGTCATCCTTTACGAAATCAAAAAGTCCTCTAGTATTCTCCGCGATCTGCTCAGAGGAGTTAAGCGTTCCTTCCTCCACAGACTGGGCTGATGCCAGTTGCGCAGTGATAGCCTTCGCATCAAAAAACTGTGATGAGGTTGGCGATGGATCGGATGGACTTCCTGCTGGTTCAGGCATGATTACTCTTCATACTTTCCTCTTGCTCCTTTTTCATTTCCTCAAGGTACATGTTAAAGTATGTAGTTCTTTCCCATGGCATCATGTCATTAAGTGCGTCAATTGACATATTGCAATGTCTAGTAAGAACCAAGTTTGTTCGCATGTGCCATTCAAGTGAGTCGTGACACATGCTCAGATAAAAAAGTTTTCTAGCCCCTCGACTTTGAAGTTGTCTTTATGTTGACAGTGAGTGCATGTGTATTCGACGTTTGCCTTGACCTTTGGAAATTTTTGAACACACTGCATGATGGACTCAATGTGTTTCATTGAAAGTGAATCGATAAATGCACTTTGGTCACTGGTAGACAATTCACTAAAAGGTGAAACATCTGTCTCTGTAAAAACCTTATCGATGAAGGCAGCGATGATTTTAAGTTGATCTTTGTCCGCAAGATTCGAAACCGCAGCCGCGTTTCTTAGATCAAGTGGTTTGACAATAACTCCAATTTTGTCTGTTAACATGATTGTCTTATCAGGGACCGTAGACTTCTCCATCTCCTCGGTCACAGCATTCAGATCAATGACACAGGGAGTTTTCTTACCACACGAATCACATTTTGTTTCAAGATCAATAGTCTCTCCAATGGATCTAACTCGCATATTCAGAAACAAATACTCAAAGTCTGCATACGCAATATCAGACATTCTAGTTTCATCTAGAATACATCGCTGCATGATCTTCTTTAGGTTTTCGATGACCATGCTATTGTCTTTCGACTCTTTGAGCATGAGAAAGAGTTTTTCCTCTTTTACAAGGAATGGTCGATACTTTACATTTTCACCGCTGATAGGAAGCCTGAGTGAAAACTCTGGCGTGGGGATTACAAATTTTTCCATTTTTATACTCCATTAGAAAACAAGACCACTAAGGGCAATATTCGATTCAACACCGCTGAGTCTTCGAAGTCTGCGGCAAGATAGGATTACATTGAATTTGACGAGTTCGTTCGATGACGTATCAAAGTCAGTGCCGTCCACTTGTTTGATAATTACGTCTTCGATTGAATACCCCGAAGTGGGTACTCCATTGTCGTTGAGTGCAACCACTGAGAAGTCGCATGATGTTTGTGAGCGGTAAGGCAAAGCACCATTTGAGCCAATACCGGATGACACTCGCAGCCAATCAACAAAGCAGTTTCTCAGCCTGTCAAACTGATCGTTCAAAATTGTCATGGTTACATCTTTTACCAGCGAGTATTGGTAAGGGTGTTCGTAATCAAAACCGCCGGGTCCAGAGATTTCAGAGGTGAACATGTTTTGGTCTGGAATTTTGACATTTTCAACTCTGATGCTAAACAGGTCATTGAATCCTCTTGAGGTAAACCCGTTTGCTTGGGCTGCTGTTCGCATACCTGTGCTGAAACGAGTGAGCGTGGCAACGTACTTACCGAGACGCTGAAAACGATTGCGACTGAGAGATGAAGCCAAGTTATTGATTGAGTTAAATTCTAGTGGCATACTATTATCTATTCACTTCTTGTATGACTTCCGTGACAAAATCTTTATAAACTTTTTGGCTTGTGGTTCGTGACCAAGCACTCTCAAGTGTTGAGGCGGACTGTCCGACATAGATCTGCTCCCATAGCACTGGTGAAAGTTGAATCACAGTGGGAGACATTCGATTTTTGATGTATTTTTTGATCGTTGGCTTGATGATTGCACCCTGTAGATTGTTTCTTACAAGGTTGTATCTAAATGTTGATTTTGTGTGGACAGTGGGGTTAGGTGTATTTAAGCGAGAGAGCAATCCGCTGATAACCGTCTGTCTCGCGGCTCTGGGTAAGTAGAACAAATTCATTCCGGTGATGTGGTCAGAGTCCGCACTCAGCAACAAGAAGACAGGAAAAACATGATAGTAGGGAAGAGTGTTGTCTGCGTATCCTTTGGGGGGACCATATACAGAAACAAAAACTCTACCAGCATCGCCATCTCTTAGCGAGCGAACATCACGCTGCATGATCGATGATTGATAGGCTTTATTCTCCGAAACGGTATTAGAGAAGGCGGGTATGATATCACGAAGAAAATCAACCTCTTCATCTTTCTTGGGATTATCGCTTGCCATAGATTTCTTTCTCCGTCAGTATCCTGAACTCCCACCCTTTATTTTCACAAACGATCTTTGCTGCATCCCACTTTGCCTGATTGACCAAGTATGTTTTAGTGGCATTCTCAAACGTCTTGCTTCTTCGTTTTGGCTTTGCTGGAACCTGCGTTTGCTTATATGGCTTTACCTCAATCAACACAGTTTCGATTTGACCTTTACGATTCTTCATCTCGATTAGAAAGTCGGGATAGTATTTGTGACGCTTTCTATCTACGGGAGATACATATGGAATGGCTAGTTCTTCGGATGCCCAACGAATGATGTTTGGATTGTCATCAAACATCAACATACACTTTCGTTCCCACAAGGATCGGTATTGAATCTTGGTTGGGTCGCCCATATATTTTGAAGGATTCTTAGGTTGGAACTTACCACGATACGCCATACATATATTTAGGAGCAGCACATGGCACAAGATGGCACTCAAGAATTTGCGTTTGATTTTGATACGGGAAGTTTTTTCTTTGATAGTGCGCAGGAGTTAAATCAATTTACAAACTTGATTAATGATCTTAATGCTCGATTTGGTGCAGAGAATACACAGTCAGGTCTTAACACTCTTTTTTCTGACGGTACGGTGACTGATGCGGCAGGGTTCTACCAGTATTTGATAGATGAAGAATTTGGTGATTTCGGTCCCCCGCAAGGGGAGTTCAATGAACAAGAATTTATACTTTTTGGTTTTATACCGATTGACGATCCACCACCCGAAACACCCCTTGAGACACCCGAAGTGAACGTGCCACCGGGGGACGAGTTAACTCGTGATGAGCCTATAGAAATTAATCCATTCGACGAA